CTCTTTAAGTCGAAGTCCTTAGTATCTATAATGACTAAACTTCACCATACTAAGTATAGATTTGGATTCACAGGAACCCTTGATGGAACTCAGACTCATAAGTGGGTACTAGAAGGATTGTTTGGTCCAGCATATAAAGTAACAAGAACTGATGAGTTAATGCAGCAAGGACATCTTTCTCAATTAGATATACAATGTCTTGTCTTAAAACATTTACCAAAACTTTTTGAAACATATAATGATGAAATAGAATATCTTATATCTCATGAGAAGAGAAATAACTTTATTAAAAATTTAACATTAGATCTAAAAGGTAACACTCTTGTACTGTTTGCACGAGTAGAAGCACACGGTCAAGTCCTTTACGATTTAATAAATAATAATAAGAAAGATGACCGTAAAGTATTCTTTATTCATGGTGGTGTAGAAACTAGTGAGAGAGAACTTGTTAGAGAAATTACCGAGGAAGAATCAAATGCAATCATCATTGCGAGTTATGGTACTTTTAGTACTGGGATTAACATTAAGCGGTTGCACAATATCATCTTCGCCAGTCCCTCCAAATCCAGGATTAGGAATCTCCAGTCCATCGGCAGGGTCTTAAGAAAAGGTAAGGATAAAGTAAAAGCAACTCTGTATGATATAGCAGATGATTGCACTAAAAATTCTAAAAGGAATTATACTCTCAATCACTTTATAGAAAGAATTAAAATATACAATGAAGAAAACTTTAATTATGAAATCATAGCAATCAATTTAAAGAAATAATATGGAAGAAGACTTTTATGCAACTATAAAGTTCAAATCGGGTGAAGAAGTATTCGCACGAGTTGCCGCTTCGGAAGAAGAAGATAGAACAATGTTGGTTATTCATAATCCTGTAATGATTGTTGAACTCAAATCAAGATCAGGAATGACTGCATATAAAATAGAACCTTGGTTGAAAACAACTAAAGATGATATGTTTATAATAAATTTAGATGATGTAATTACTCTATCAGAATCATTTGATGTAGAAATGATGGTAATGCATCAACAATATGTTCACGACAACGACCTCGGCACACATAATTCTAATAAGATTAATAGAAGAATGGGTTACATATCTAGTGTAACTGATGCAAAAGAAATCTTAGAGAAAATATTTAAGAATAGTCCTAAAAAGACTTAGTATATAAGATATCCCTTCAAACCCCACAAAGGTATTCTACTTGGTTTTTATAACTTGTCAAGTCTTGATTTAAATGTTATACTATCTACATAGTAGTGGTAAAGATTTATGCCTATACAACCAGGTAAAACTATGGCAAGAAGAAAAAGATCTGAACACTATGTAAATAACAAAGAGTTTCTTGCTGCATTAATTACATATCGTGAAGATATAGAAATTACTTACATTAGGAAGTTTGGTGAACCTCCAAATAAAGAAGGTAGAGCATCTTCTTGGGATACTAAACCAGTGATACCAAGGTACATAGGTGAGTGTTTTTTAAAGATTGCAAATCATTTATCATTCAAACCAAACTTTGTTAATTATATGTTTAAGGAGGATATGATCTCTGATGGAATCGAAAATTGCGTTCAGTACATACATAACTTTGATCCTGAGAAATCCAAGAATCCTTTTGCTTACTTTACACAGATTATACATTATGCATTTCTCCGTAGAATACAAAGAGAGAAACGCCAATTAGAAATTAAAAACAAGATTCTTGAGAAGTCTGGTTATCAAGAAGTGTTTGATGATAGCAATACTATTGACGGAACTAACTATTCAAACTATAATCAAATCAAAGATGCTGTTCACGCTAAACTTCGTAATTAATGAAAGTTGCGATAATAACTGATCAACACTTCGGAGCAAGGAAAAACTCGAAACTTTTCCATGATTATTTTCTGAAGTTTTATAATGATGTATTCTTTCCTACCTTAGAGAAGGAAGGTATTACTACTGTTATTGATATGGGAGATACCTTCGATATCCGTAAGAGTATTGATTTTGCTGCATTGACTTGGGCAAAGGATCATTATTTTGACAGACTAAGAGACATGGGCATCACTGTCCATACCATTGTTGGTAATCATACAGCATATTATAAGAATACAAATGATGTTAATGCAGTAGATTTATTGTTGAGAGAGTATGATAATATTGAAGTATATTCTGAAGTAACATCTATAGAAGTAGGTGGTTGTAATGTTCTTCTTGTGCCTTGGATAAACAAGGAGAATGAAGAAAAGAGTGTAGCAATGATTAATAAGTCAAGTGCTCCTATTTGTATGGGACATCTTGAGTTGAATGGATTCAGAGCAACACCAGGTCATATGATGGAACATGGAATGAAGTGGGATATATTTAAGAAATTTAAGAAGACTTATTCTGGACACTATCATTGTCGTTCAAATCAAGAGAATGTTTATTATCTGGGTAATCCTTATGAGATGTTCTGGAATGATGTAAATGATGTCAATCGTGGATTTCATATATTCGATACGGAAACCTTAGAACATACCCCTGTTAATAATCCATACAGGATGCATCATATCGTATATTATACTGATACTGATTATCAGTTATTTGATGCAAGAGAGTTGGAAAATAAGATAGTTAAAGTTGTAGTAAAGACAAGAACAGATCAATTAAAATTTGAAAAATTTATTGATAAGTTGTATAATGCTAATATAGCAGAACTTAAAGTTGTAGAAAACTTTGGCATACATGAAGTTGAAGAGTTTGAAGCATTTGAGTCTGAGGACACACTTTCTATACTTAATAGGTATATTGAGGAATCTGAAGTTAATCTTGATAAGTCAAGAGTGCAGAAAATGATTCAAGACATTTATCAAGAAGCATGTGAGTTAGTCTAATGTATATTCTAACTGTGATTGGTAAAGAAAGTGAAGGAGCCTATTCTGTTATTGATGATCAGGGTGATAAGGTTCTGTATATCTTTGAAGAAGAAGATGATGCAATGCGATATGTTATGATGATGGAGGAAGAGGATGACCATCCCGATATGAGTATTATCGAAGTGGATGATAAAGTTATGCTCTCCACCTGCGAAATACACGGTTATGAGTATGCTATCATCACCAAAAACGACATTGTAATTCCCCCACCCAAATCTGATAATGATATTATTTGAAACTATAAGATGGAAAAACTTCCTCTCTACAGGAAATCATTTTACTGAAATCAGTTTTAATTCACACGCTACAACATTAATTGTTGGAAATAATGGTGCAGGTAAGAGTACTGTATTGGATGCTTTGACCTTTAGTTTATTTGGTAAACCATTCCGTAAGATTAATAAGGCACAATTAATTAATACTGCTAACGAAAGAGATTCTTTGGTTGAAGTTGAGTTTACGATTAACGAAACTGAGTGGAAGGTAAGAAGAGGAATAAAACCAAATATATTTGAAATTCATAGGAATGGAAATTGTCTTGATCAATTTGCTAATGCTAATGACCAGCAGAAGTGGTTAGAGCAAAATGTTCTGAAGATGAATTATAAGTCTTTCACTCAAATTGTTATCTTGGGAAGTAGTACATTTGTTCCCTTTATGCAATTGACTGCTACTAATCGTAGAGAAGTAATTGAGGATCTTTTAGATATAAAAATATTCTCATCAATGAACAGTCTTATCAAAGATAAGATACGTCAGATGCGAGAGGAAAATAGAACCCTAGAACTCAAAAAGGATTCTCTCAATGATAAGGTTAAGATGCAGAGTAATTTTATTGAAGAGATAGAACAGCAGGGTAAGACTAGAATTGATGATAATAAACTAAAAATTACTAATTTATTTTCTGAGTCTGATGAGTATGTTGCTGAGAATGAAGCATTTGAAAATGATGTTCATGACCTAACTAAAAGTCAAGAAATGTTAACAGGGTCTAAGGAAAAGTTGCGTGAGTTGGGAAATCTTAAAGGAAAAATCTCTCAGAAGGTATCTACCATTACCAAAGAGCATAAGTTTTTCACAGAGCATACGGTTTGTCCTACCTGTACCCAAGGTATTGATGAAGACTTTAGACTAAATAAAATCGCTGATGCTCAATCTAAAGCAAAGGAACTCAAATCTGGTTATACCCAACTAGAAGAGGCAATTAAACAAGAAGAAGAAAGAGAGCATCAATTTCTTACTGTATCTAAGGAGATTACTAATTTAACGCATGGCATTTCTAAAAACAATACTCGAATCTCTGGGTGTCAACGACAAATCAGAGATCTGGAATCGGAAAT